GCCTCCAGGAGGGCCTTGTAGTCGCCGCTGGCGAATGCGTCGGCCTTGCCCAGGACGTCGGCGATGGCCGCCTGTGCGGGCGCCGGGAGGGCGTCCAGCTGGGCCTTGAAGGTCCGGGACGCGTAGGCGTCCATGTAGGCGATGACTTCGCCGGTGGTCACCTTGGCGGGGTCCGGGTTGGCCATGAGCCAGGCGGTGAACTTCTCTTCATCGAACTCGATGCCGAGCCGGTCGGCGTCCTTCTTGGCGGCCAGGAACTGGTCGATGGTGCCGGAGAAGGTGGCCTTGAGGACCCAGTCCTCACCGAAGAACTTGTCCCACTGGGTCTTGAGCTCGGGCACCGCAATGCCTGCGGCATCGGCGATCCGCTGGAGGTCGGCCTCGCCGGCCTTGACGACCTCCACGGCCTTGGCTGCTGCGACGTTGCCCGCGTCACCCTGGAGGATGGCGGCGTCGTAGGCCTTCTGCGCGTTGATCTTGACCTGGTCGGCCTGGTCCTTCATGACCTGGAACAGGTCACGAGCGGCCTTGGAGTTGTCCGTGTTCAGGATCCCGTTTTGGATCAGGGACCCGGCGTCGTTGGCTGCCTTGAGGGATTCCTTGAGCGCCTCGGCGTTCTTCACGGCCCGGTCCAGCTCGTTGGCGCGGTTGACGGCCGCCTGCTGCTCGGACGCTCCGGTGTCGTTCAGGATCGCCAGGGAACGGTTGATCGCGTCGATCTTGCCCGCGGCGTCCGCTGCGTGGTCCCCGATGATCTGGGTGATCGAGGCGACCTCGCGGGCCCTGTCCACAGTGACTCCGAGGGAGTCCGCGTACAGCCGAGCCGCACCCTGGGCGAGTTCCCAGGCACGGCGCTGCTCGTCGATGTTGCCCAGGAGGTGGTCCAGGTCCTGCTGGTTCAGCGGGTTGTCGCTGGTGAAGATGTTCGGGTCGAGCTTGAGCTTCTTAATGGCCTCGGCCGACTTGAGGATGGCGTCGATCCTTGCCTGCGGCAGATCGGCAGCGCCGGCCCCGCCGATGGCATCCCCCAGCTTGGGCAGGGATGCGTCGGAAAGGAACTTCGCCGCCTCGGCAAGGTTGCCGTTGGAGGCCAGGTCACGCAGCCCGGAGGTGAAGCTGTCGAAGGCAGACTGGGAGCCGGTGATGATCCGGGCGACGTCGCCGACCTTGATGCCGAGCTTGTCCAGGGTTTCGTTGCCGGCCTTGGAGTGCTCCACCACGCCGCGCCAGAAGTTGGCCCAGCTGTCACCGGATTCGCCGATGTCGGAGATCCCCTTGACCAGGGTGGTGATGGTCTCCTCGGTGGCGCCCATGGTGACCTTGTCCAGGGACAGGCGCAGGTCATCGACCTGCTGCTGGGATACCTGGGCTGCGGATCCGATCATGGAGATCGCGATGCCAAGCCCGCCGATGAGCAGACCCGGGATGCCGCCGATCAGCGACAGGGCGCTGTTGACCCGGCCCACTGCGGTGGTGACACCGGTGACCATGGCCGCCATGCGGGGGGCCACTGCGGCGTCGGGGCGGAACGCCCTCACGTACTCGGTGGCCCGGGAGAATCCGGTCTGCACGGTACGGCCGAAGGTGTTCATCTGCCGGACGGTGCCGTCCGTGGTCTTGACGACGGAGTTCCCGGCGAGAACAAGCTCGGGGGACAGTGCCGCCACTGCCTTGGCCGTGGCCTTGGCCCCGTTCACTGAGCTGGACGTGATGTTGGTCCAGAACTTGGACAGTGAGGTGGCGAAGGAGCCGAACTGGTTGCGCAGGAACAGGAAGGCAGCGAAGGCCACCGTCGCGTCCCGCACCGGACCCGGGAGTCCGTTGATGGCACCCAGGAGGTTGTTAAGGGTCTCTGCAAGGAACTGGATCGGCACCCGGGCGAAGGCAAGGAAGTTGTTCGTCAGGTCCAGCAGGACCGGGGCGAAAATCTTGATGTTCGTTGACAGGGTCTCCACGGCGTCGTCGATCAGGCCCAGGGCGGTGTTGAAGACCGGACCCAGTCCGCGGAAGACTTCCCCGGAGATCCTGCCGACGTTACCCAGCACGTCACCAAGCCGGTCAAAGGCCGGCTCCATGGTGGTGACCATGTCATTAAGCCCGTGGAGGGCGTCCAGGACGCCGTTCTGGAACTGCATGTTGTTGATGGTCTTGGCCAGTCCCGACAGGGCGTCCCCGCCCAGGCGGCCGAGCAGCGTGAGCAGCTGGCCGGTCCAGTAGGCGGAGTCGGAGAACCCGTCGGCCAGGTCATGCACGCCGTCGTTCAGTTCGCGGGCACCCTGCCGGGCGCCTTCAAAGATGGTGCCGAGCTTGGACTGGAAGGGTTCTGCCAGCATCATGTCGGCGATCTCGCGCATGTTCTGCCGGAAATCCGAGAGTCCGCTGCCGGAGCCGAAGAGGCCGGCGGCCCGTGCGATGGCCTTGAACTGGTCCACGATGGCACCAGCCGCGCCCCACATGTCCTTGAGGGACTGGACGCCGTCATTGATCCAGGCGGTGATGTTGCCGGCTTTGTCGGCCTCGACAACCCAGTCGCGGAACTGGGTGGCGATGTCCTTAAGCCAGGTGCCGAACTTGGGCAGGAACTCCGAACCGCGCAGGCCCAGGGTATTGAAGGCCTCCACGAAGGGCTCGGCTGCCTTGCCGATCTCCTGGAACATCCCCTCCAGGTTGTCGAACATGGTGTTCAGGTCACCGCTGAGGGCGATGTTGTTGAAGCCCTTGATGACGTTGTCGAAGAAGACACCGGCGCCGGAGGCGGCCCGGACAAGTCCATCCTTGAACTGGGGGATGACGTTCTTGACGAAGTCCTGCAGGGAGGTCCCTGCGGTCTCCCAGAAGGCCTGCTGTACCGGCTTCTGGATGGCTTCCCAGGTCCCGTCCAGGGCCTTCACGGCGGCCTGTGCGGCCGGTGGCAGGGCTGCCAGGGCGTCCGCGTCGCCGTCGAGGGCTTTCTTGAAATTGGTGAAGGCCATCGAGGAGATCAGCACCACGGCTGCCAGCGCCGACATGGCGGCCGGTGCGGTGGCCAGCAGGCCCACGACTTCGGCCACGCCGTCACCGATGGTGAAGGCAGCGGAGGTCATGAAGGCCAGGGTGTCCACCAGGGAGCCGATGGCTGTGGCCCAGCCGGCGCTCTTGAGGGTGATGGTGTCAAAGCCGGTGATGATGGATTCCAGGCCACGGCCCGCTGACTGCAGCACGTTGATGCCGGCCAGGGAGCGGAGGATGCCCTCCGCGATCGCCAGTGACTTCTGGTCCACCACGACATGGAAGGGCACGCGCCGGGCGCGGGAGGCAAACTGCAGCTGCCGGGCGACGATCTCCAGGCCGGTGGTGTGGACCGGGATCTCGACCTTGTGCTTGTCCTCGACCTCGTCCTGGATCATGTCGTTGATCCGGTGCAGCTCGGCGCGGATGGCTTCCTCGTTGAAGCCGACCTCAAGGGTCTTGGACTTCAACTCGCTGAGCATCTCCATGAGCCGGTCGCGGGTGCGCTTGAGGGATTCCTGGTCGTCGTAGTCGACCGTGATCTCCACCGGGGTCCGGGACAGCTCTGCTTCCAGGATGGCCCGGGCGGTGGTCAGGGATTTCTTGTCCAGGTTCACGTCGAAGGTGACCTGCCGGAGCTTGTCCAGCTCGGAGTCCACCAGGTCGATCGCCCGCTGCACGGAGGCCCGGTCGGCGTTGTAGGCAACGTTGACGACGGCTTCCTTCTGCACGTTCTCGAACAGGAAGGCCTTCATCTGCTCTTCCATCTGGTCGAGCGAGTCGTCGTCGATGGAGAAGGAGATTTCCTGCGCGATCTTCTCGCGCCGGATCTCGGCGATCTTGTCCAGGATGGCCTGGGCGCCCTTTTCGTCGGGGATGAATTTCATCTCGACTTCGGCGGTGTCCATCAGCTGGTCGAGGCGGTTCTGCGCCGCATCGATGGAGCCCTGGTCGTCGAGCTTGACGACGATGGTCTCGCTGGCCTTGAGGGCCTTGTCCAGCTGGTCCTGCGCACGGCGGACGGAGTCGTAGTCCAGGCCGACCTTAAGGGAGATCTTCTTCCCCTTCTCGATCTCCTTTTTGGCCTGGTCGATGTCCTCCTTGGCGGGCTTGGTGTCGGCCTCCACCTTGACCTTGACCTTGGACTCGGGGATTTCCCCGTCGAGAAGCTTCTCAGCGTCCCGCTTGAAACCTTTGGCGTCCGGGCGGAGCTTGATCGCCACGGCGCCGACAAGCTTGAGATCAGCCACTTGGCCACCCCATCTTTCGGAAGAAGTCGAAATTGTCTGTGTATTCCGGCTTCTGCTCTGCCGGTGGCTGCTGCCATCCGGCAGGGCCAATCGTGGGGAAGTCCGGAGGTCCGTCCTTGCCCCAGTTGCCGCTCGCGGCGACGTTCAGGTTGATGGCGTTGATCTGCATGGCACGCAGGCGGTTGGACAGAGTCCACATCCGGCGGTCACCGATGAAGTCAATGCGCGGGTCGATCTCGCGCGAGTCATCGTCGGCGTTCTCGGGGTTGTCGTAGGCCAGTGCCGCGTAGTAGCGGGAGCCCTCGGGGAGGTTTTGAATCAGCGAGAGAATGATCCGTATAGAGGAAAAGACCTCGCCGGCAATAAAGCCGACGAGGTCGAAATTCCAGAACTCTTTTAGATCGAGGTAGATCTCCTCGCCGTACTCGTCGATCAGCTCTCCGAGGGCGAGGCTTCCCCCAGTTCAGTCACTTCCGAGTAGTTGCGGAAGATGAAGAGCCAGATGCCGAGGTCTTCCGTGCCGGCCCACTTGTGGAGCTTGGCGTGGTCACCCTTGGACCGCTCGGCGGCCTTGAGGGCGTCGGAGAGAACGCCGATAAGCAGTTCTGCCTGGTCGGTGTCGTTCTCCTCGTCCTTGACGAGTGCTTCCACGCGCTGCTTGACGTCCATCGCTGCTGCGACGGCCTTGCGCTTTTCCTTGGGCAGGCGGAACACGGGGTGGAAGCCCAGCATGGTGCCGTCTTCCATCTCGATTTCAAAATCTGGGTACTTGGCGGCCGCGCCCTTGCGCAGCTCGTCCAGAGTCAGTGCGGACATAGCGACTCCTCATGAGGGGGATTTGTGCCACAGGGTGTGGCACTTTTGGTTGCGGACTATCGGAAAGGCCTGCGGGGCCGGGGTCCGCACCCGGGCCCCGCAGGCCTTTCC